AGATGCGAGCCCCCGGAGCCAAGGGCGCTCCCACGGCAAAGGCGTTCAAAGAATCAGCAAAGACGGCGAAGAAATAATGCTAAAGAAATCCATGTCCGAGAAGGCGTTCAAGCAGAACATCAAGACCGAGGTCAAGGCTGGGAAACCGGTCAAACAGGCGGTTGCGATAGCTTATTCAGTCAAGCGTGAAGCCAAAAAGGGTACTAAAGGTAAGAAGTAATGCCAGTTCTTGCGGACATCTTCAGTGCTGGCAACACCTTAAAGCGCCGCATGAAGGACTTTGTGGCTGATCCGGGTGCGTTCCTAGAGACCGAGGTCAACTACCGCAACCAAAAGGCTGGGGAGTTCAACACCTTACAAGACCTAGCCACGCAGGGTGACATCAATAAGATGCGTGGGCTACCCGTCACTCAAGAGCAACAGGCCGCTGAGCTGCGGTTACGAGACATTGTTGCGGGCGCATATAACCCAGTAGGGATGACTGCGTATCACGGGTCACCATACCTATTCCCAAGGTTTGACCCAAGGAAGATGGGGACGGGAGAAGGCGCACAGGCTTACGGCGTTGGCTCTGGGTACACGGCAGAGGCGAGGCCGGTTGCGGAAAGATATGCCTTAGATATTTCAAATCGAGATATGGCAAATCAAGGAAGATTAAATGCTCACGCAAACGCCAAAAGATTGGCAGACCTTGCGGGAGACCCAAAATATGCTGCTGACGATGTTCGATTTGTTTTAGAAACTAATCCTGACCACCCACAAAAAGAATTATTGACAAAAACTTTGGGTTACTTGGAGTCAGGCAGTTACACAGAACCGTTAAAAAATACTGGATATTTGTATAAAGGGGACATCCCAGACGAGATCATTCCTAAGTTCTTGGACTACGATGCTCCCTTAAAAGACCAATCCCCAGAAGTTCAAGCTCTTGCGAAAAGCCTAGGAATGGATCTAGAGGATTTAGGTGGAGACTTACTGGGTAAGGTAGGCAAGACCGTTAAGGGAACCTTGCAGATGCAGGGTGCGGGCATCAAAGGGATTAGATACTTAGACCAAGGCAGTCGCGGAGAAGGCAAGGGAACATCAAACTTTATCCCCTTTAGCCCAGATGACTACAAGATCCAAGAGATCAACGATGAACCCCTAGAAGCATGGGTAAGGTCAGGCCGACTCAAGGTAGACGAGAACGACCCGCTGATGCAGTTCTTAGGACAGAAATAGGTTGCAATCTAAACGAGAATAGTTTACATTTCCAATTCCGTGTTAGGAACTTATAGATTGAGTTAATCAATATGGCCGCACCGATAGGTAATACAAATGCTGTAAAGGGGAAGATGTTCCACGATGCTTTGCGTAAAGCGTTGGTACAGAACCCTCAGAGACTACCCAAGATAGTAGAGACGCTACTGACTGCGGCTGAGATTGGAGAGGCTTGGGCTGTTAAGGAAGTTATAGACCGGCTAGACGGCAAGGCGATCCAGATTAACCAGATGGAGAACGCTGACGGTTCACCGATACTGAACGCCATTCAGGTCACGTTCATCAAACCGCCAGAAACCATAGATGTCTGACCGCGAGCTGCTGGAACAGGCGGTAGCTAAGGCAGAGTTCCCGGTCAAACTTGCGTGCCTATTTGAGGCCAAGCGGTACAAGGTTCTTTACGGAGGCCGAGGCGGGGCTAAGTCTTGGGGAGTAGCCAGAGCCCTACTGATCAAGGGAGCCAAAGATCCCCTCCGGATTCTCTGCGCCCGTGAGTTTCAGGTGTCCATTAAGGACTCAGTCCATAAGCTACTGGCCGACCAGATTGAAGCTCTAGGGTTGGCTGAGTTCTACGAAGTCACGAACACCTCGATTAAGGGCAAGAACGGAACCGAGTTCTTCTTTGCGGGCCTTAAGAACAACATCATGTCTATCAAGTCCTTTGAGGGCGTAGACATCTGCTGGTGCGAGGAAGCCCAGACCATTTCCAAGACGAGCTGGAACGTCCTGATCCCAACCATCCGTAGGGACAACTCCGAGATATGGGTTACCTTTAACCCGGAACTAGAGACTGACGAAACCTACCAGCGTTTTGTCATAAGCCCGCCTGAGAACGCGATAGTCCAGAAGATTACATGGCGCGATAACCCTTGGTTCCCCCAAACCTTGCGGGAGGAAAAAGAGAACTTAGAGATCCACGACCACAACGCCTACCTAAACGTCTGGGAAGGCTTATGCCGCAGAACCGTAGACGGAGCCGTCTTTGCCCAAGAGATGAACATGGCAGAGATGGACGGTCGGATCACCAAAGTTCCCTATGATGCTATCAAGCCCGTCCACGCGGTATTCGACTTGGGCTGGGCAGATAACACGGCCATTTGGTTCATCCAGTTCATAGGGTTTGAGATCCGGTTGATCCGTTACTTGGAGGACAACCAAAAGACTATGAGCTACTACTTGGCCCAATTGCAGTCCTTGGGCTACGTTTACGACACCATCTGGTTACCCCATGACGCGGAGAACACGACCTTGGCGGCTGCCGGTCGGTCGATTGCGGACATAGTCAGGGGAGCGAATTACAAGGTTCAGATCCTACCCAGAGTACCAGTCACGGACTCAATCAACGCGGCCCGCACGATTTTTCAGAAGTGCTACTTTGATAAAGAAAATTGCTATCAGGGGCTACAATGTCTGAGGCACTATCGGTATGATGTTGATCCAGATACGAAACAGTTCTCGAAATCGCCTCTGCATGACATTTATTCGCATGGTGCGGACGCTTTCAGGTACATTGGATTGGTGGTAAACGAACCCCGGAAGGCAGGGCCAAAAAAGCCGGTCTACCAAATTCCGGGCTCATGGATGGGCTAAAACATGGCAAAAGTAGACGTTCCGAGTGCTATCCCTGCGGATTCCCGCATACAGGAAGCCATAGACTTTCTCAAATTCTCTAACGAGGCCGACACCGAAAACCGGCAAAAGGGTCTCGATGACCTAAAGTTTTCCTCTGGTGACCAATGGCCCATTGAGGTTCAGAACTCCCGACACCTTGAGGCCAGACCGTGTCTCACCATCAATAAGCTAGACGCTTACGTCAGACAGATAGTTAACCAGATGCGTCAGGGCCGCCCCCGGATGCGGGCTCACTCCATGAACTCCGAGGCCAACGCAAAGGTTGCGGATGTCATCACCGGGATATTCAAGCACATAGAAGTCAACTCAGACGCTGACACGGCCTACGATACGGCTGGTGAGTACGCGGTGCGGATTGGCTGGGGCTACTGGCGGGTCATTACTGACTACGTCCGCGAGGATTCCTTTGATCAGGAAATCTACATCCGTCCTATCGACAACCCGTTCTCGGTCTACTTTGACCCTAACTCCATCCAGCCTGACGGCTCGGACGCTGAGAAGGTCTTGATTACTACCTTGATGTCCAAGGATGACTTCAAGATCCAGTACCCCGGAGCAGATGACGGCGGTGACTTCAACCAGCGCGGAACGGGTGACTTTGACCCAGATTGGGTACAAAAAGAGGACATTCGGGTTGCCGAATACTTCTACGTTGAGCGCAAAAAGACCAAATTACTGTTGCTTTCTGACGGCACAAAGGTTTACAAGGACGAGGCCCCAAACCCTGAGATCCTAGCTGCGGCAGGGATTATGGTGGTTGGCGAGCGCGAGACCATGCGTAAGCAGATCAAGTGGTGCAAGCTCACGGGCCTTGAGATCCTTGAGGAGCGCGATTGGTCAGGGCGTTACATCCCCGTGGTTCCGGTCTACGGCCAGCAACTCACGGTCGAGGACAAGCGCAAGAAGTACGGCTTGGTGCGGAACGCCAAAGACGCACAGCGTATGTACAACTACTGGCAGACAAGTCTTACAGAGAGCATAGCTTTGGCTCCCAAGGCCAAGTGGCTCTTGGCTGAAGGTCAGGACGAAGGCCATGAGAACGAGTGGGCGCAAGCTAACATCAAGTCCATGCCGGTCTTGCGCTACAAGCAGACAGACATCAATGGCAAGGAAGCCCCAGCCCCACAGCGTCTCCAGCCTGAGCCACCGCCCGCCGGTGTTATTGCGGCTGCGATGTCCATCGATAAGGACTTACAGTCAGTAGTTGGTATCTTTGATCCGTCCCAGTTGCCCCAAGGAAATATGTCTGGCAAGGCCATCCGTGGTCAGCAGATGCAACAGGACATGACCAACTTCCACTACTACGACAACCTAGTGCGGTCAATGAAGCACACGGGTCGGATCATCCTAGACCTGATCCCCAAGATTTACGACCGGGAGCGTGTACTGCGGATCATTGGCTACGATGGGCAACCCGAAATGGTTACCTTGAACCAACGGACTCAGGACGAGATGGGCGTGGAAAAGGTTCTTAATGACGTAACCGTGGGTGAGTACGATGTCTACATGGACACCGGCCCCGGCTACCAAAGCAAGCGTCAGGAAGCGGTCGAGGCCATGATGCCCATGATCTCTACCAATCAAGAACTCTTTAACCTTGCGGGTGATTTGGTGTTCCGCAACATGGACTTTCCGGGGGCCGAGGTCATTGCCGACCGTCTGGCGGCTAACAACCCGCTGGCCCAGATTGACGATAAGTCCGAGATCCCGCCCCAGATTCAGATGCAGCTCATGCAAGCCCAGAAGCAGATTGCCGATATGCAACAGATGATTGCGGCTATGGAGCTTGAGAAGCAGTACCGCGGGGACATTGAGAACATCCGTCAGGAAGGCGAGACCAAGCGTAAGCTCATGGATGTCACCTCACGGGCGTACAACACCGACACCATCAACGAGGCCAAGGTCAACCAGCAGATCCTCAACTCTCAGGCCAATCAGAATAAGGCCGAGCTTGACGCGGTCACCAAGATGCTCTTGAAGCGCATGGACATTGGCGAGCTACGTCAGGTCATAGCCGAGAAAGATGCGGAACAGGCTCAAGTAGCCGCGTTTGCGGAAGCTGAAGTCAATCAGTCATCGAACCCGTTCCTACAACAGGAGCAACAAATAGCAAATAGTTGACAACTATTGGGAAACAGTTTGTAATACGAATTACCTACCAATGGGTTCATTGGGTTTATTCTTGGAGTAATCCATGTCTGAAGCAGCACAAGAGGCCCGGAAACAGGCTTCAACAGTTGTAACGAGTGAGAATTTAGCTGAGTTTTCGTTAGCAAAATTAGGTTTAGCGTCAGATGGAACTCCCATTGAGGCCGCACCAGCGGAGCCGGTGGTTGAGACCGAGGCGAGTGAACCAAGCGAAACCGAGGCTGCGACAGGTGAAAAGAAGCAAAACCCAAAACTTGAGAAGCGGTTTTCAGAACTGACTAAGCAGCGTGAAGCGGCCCGCCAAGAAGCGGAACGTGAGCGCCAAGCCCGTCAAGAACTGGAGAATCGGATCAAGGAGCTGGAGACTAAGGCTAACCCTGCGAAAGCAGCACCGGCAGATCCAGACCCTAAACCCGATCCAAGCCAGTTTAATGATGCGCTGGAATATGCTGAAGCTCTGGCTG